AGTTTGTTGAATGGCTTCAATAGCGAAGTTAGTATGACGACGATAAACTACTTTGAAAAAGGTAATTTGAGGATTACCAGTTAAATAAACATCCTGAGCACCATAAGCAACTAATTGAAGAAGACCACCACCCATTTACGCTATATTCTTTATACTATTAGAGGAGAAAAAAATATAGATTATATGACACAAAAATAAATTTTATTATATAAACCTTAATATTTATAATTCAAATATAATGATGTTTAAAGAGAAGTCATCAAAAAAAAAGATAAACACTGATATAAATGAAACGGTGACTTTAGATGCTATGCATAACAATATGATAAAAGATTTTGAAAAAAGTGATAAGGAAAAAATATACTATATTGATAAATTAAATAATTGCGAAGAAAGGAAAACCGAAATATTGAAACAAATTAATAATACGTCAGATAAAGAACTTAATAGTAGATTGTGGTTAAGTAATATTGAGTTGAATGAACAGATTATAGATATTAAAACAAAATTGAATGAACTAAATAATTTAGACGAAATTGAATATTATAAAAATACCAGTGATATATTATTTCAATATTATGATACGGTAAATAAACAATCTGATATTAATCAAAATATTAATTTTATCAAGGAGGCTTGTAATAAACCGAAGATATATAAAAAAGATTCTAAAAAAAAGCGAAATATTACTATATTTTGTAATACAATAAATGTATTAGAGGCTCTAAATAATATAGATAATAAAAAAATAGTATTAGAAAATATATCTAAAGATAGCGATAAATGCGAAAATATAGAAAGCGAAAAACCCGAAGAATACAAATGCGACGATAAAGAAGATAATAACAACTGTAAGGTATATGATAAAAGTACTTTAGTAGATAAATATATGGCGATAATCAATAACAAATATGTAAGAACAGTAGAAGACGAAAATATAGAGATATGTAAAATATGTAAAAATAATATGACATGTCTTCAACATGATGCCATAATAGTATGCGGTTATTGCGGATATCAAGAACTATTGTTAGTTGAGCAGAATAGACCAATATTAAAACAGAATACGAAGGATACTTCGCATTTCTGTTATAAACGAATAAATCATTTTAGAGAATGGTGTAATCAAGTACAAGGAAAAGAAAGTACAGATATACCGGATGAAATATTTGAAAAAATTTTAACGGAAATTAAGAAAGAGAAAATAATAGATTTGAAAAAAATAACTTATTTAAAAATGAGGGATATTCTTAAAAGATTGCGAATTAATAAATATTATGAACATATTAATTATATTATAAATAGAATTAATGGAATACCCACACCGCAATTTAGTCCCGAATTAGAAGATAAACTCTGTAATATGTTTAGAAGCATTCAAGCGCCGTTTTTGAAACATTGCCCTAAAGATAGAAAGAATTTCTTATCATATAGTTATGTACTTTATAAATTTTTTCAAATACTTGGATTAAACGAATATTTGAAGTATTTCCCGTTGTTAAAAAGTAGGGAAAAACTTTATGTTCAAGACCAAATATGGAAAAAGATATGTGTTGATTTGAATTACGAAATAATACCATCTTTATAGTGGATATTTTATAAGGGACTTATAATAAATAATATCAAGTAGCAAAGCAATTAAGTAATTTTTGAAAAATATTATCATATATTATATAAATAATAGTGATAATATAAATACATTTTATATGGAAACAGTAAATGATGTGCGTATTAATTATATAGATTTTGAAAAAATGAATTTAAAGGAACTAATATCTTATTGTAAGGAACATAAAATAACTAGATATTCGAATAAAAATAAGGGCAAACTGATATCTTATATCAAAGATATACCCGTGGATACTAATGCCAATACGGAAGATTTAATAACAAGAGAATATCTAGAAAAAGAGAAGATATGTCTAGTCTGCGGAGATTGTCTTGATGTGATGTTAAAGATAGAAACTAAATCTGTAGATTTAATACTATGCGATTTACCTTACGGAGTCACGAAAAATAAATGGGATATTATAATCCCGTTTGATAAATTATGGGAACAATATAATAGGATTATAAAGGATAATGGGGCAATTATACTATTTAGTTGCCAACCTTTCACTACGGCGCTCATATCAAGTAATATGAAACATTTTAGATATTGTTTAGTATGGGAGAAAAATAAATTTAGCGATTTCCTAAATGCTAAAAGAAAACCTATGAAAACAAATGAGGATATTTGTATATTTTACAAAAAACAGCCTACATACAATATTTTATATTGGTATAGCAGTCCATACGAACGTTGGAATACGCAAAGTGCCGTAGATAGACAGAGTAATTATGGAACTCATAAAGAAAATGTATCTGTTAGTGATGGTAGAAGACTTCCTACAACTGTCCTTAAGTTTAACCGTGTTGAAAGACCTGCGCATCCAACACAAAAACCAGTAGATCTGCTAGAATGGTTAATAAAATCATATACAAATGAAGGAGAAACTGTTTTGGATAATTGTATGGGTGTAGGTAGCACTGGAATAGCGGCAATAAAAAATAATAGGAGATTTATTGGTATTGAATTAAACGAAGAGTACTATAATAAAGCGCTCGAATTTATTCAAATACAGAAATCGATTGTAGTATAATTTCTATATTTCTAATAATAATATTTCGCTATACCGGGTTTTTCTTATATACTCTTGCTATATCTTATATCTAAACCAGATTTTTCTAAAATTTGTATTTTATAATTTGAGTACATAACTTTTTATTTTCTAATATTCCAAAAGTTTTCTAGAAATTTCTAAATAAAAAAAGTTATGTACTCAAATTTCAAATCAATATTTTTAACATTTTCTAGATAGATTAAGGATATAGATATATATAGATATACTTAAAAAATGATATTTCGCGCTATTTATATCACTATAATATGCCTCGGAATACTCTAATATACGAGGAATTATTTATACTAGTTCAATCAATATTTTTAACATATATAATACTTGTTTCCTAATGAAATTATATAAATATTAAAAATAAATCAAGGGCTATTTTATATTAACATAAATTGATTGCTATTTTTAAGCCCTATTTTGCTATCATTTTGATAAATAGAAAATCTATTTGATAATAAATCTAATACATATAATATTAGGGCAACTAATATAGTGAGTGTTAGTAATTTGGCGACATCGAAGCGATTATTTTGTATTAATAATGCCACGAATGCTATTATAAGGGCTTGGACGGCATATTTTAATATATTATATAATAATAAGTTAAAATCATCGTATTTCTTGATAGACATTTATTATTATAAGATATTTTTTTACAAAAATATATAAGATTTTAAATATATATTTATAATATAAGATAGAATATAAATAAGATGACCAGCGCTCAAGATAATACTGTGGTTTCTACAAAGGAAGTTGATTATTTGGATGAAGATAAACCTATCCGTGGCCAAAACTTCGTTCTATTGTCTTTTTTGAGTCCCGAAGATGTTATTGTAAATAAGGAAGCATATATTTTTAATAAATTTATACAAAAGTTCTCCGATGATATGAAAAAACTCCTCGATGGAATTAAAGAAAAAAATCCCGAGCAAAAAGATATGGTTGATACTATCGTAGATAATCATTCATACCTCTTTGACCCTAAAGAGATGAACGAACAATACTCTTTTTATAAATCAGTAAATAACGATGAATTGGAGGCGAATTATCATAAAGAAAATAATTTCATTACTTCTATGCGCGGTATTAAAGTACGAGGGACATTTGATACTATTGAAGAGGCAAAAATCCGTAGTGAATTTTTGAAAAAAATAGACAATAAATTCAATATCTATATTGCGCAAGTTGGATGCTGGTGTCCTTGGTCTCCAAATCCGGAATCTCTTGAAAATCAAGAATATTCGGAAACGCAATTGAATACTCTCATGAAAGAATATAAGAAGAATATGGATAATCGCGATATTGTATTCGAGAATAGAAAACAGACATTCGCTTCAAATGCTGCGCCCGTTGGCGATAATGTAGAAGCGAGTAATGAAAATAACGATGTTGTAGAATTGGATGCGGTTAAAGAAGAAATTGAGAAAGTTGATGCTTGGAGTGAAAGAAATACTTAAAAATAAACTATATTATATAATTAAGAAATGAAAGCAATCGCTATATTTTTACTTTTTATAGGTACTATATTAATAGTTCAAGGGTATTATAGTAAAAAGCACACTTGTAGCAAGGAGAAGGTAGTAGTAAAATACGTACCTAGAAGTACATATGAAGAACAATTGAAACCCGATGAAAGTCTTCAAACATTTTATAGGGGAATGTTTGAAGACATTATATTACCTTAATTATTTTTATCCTCAATATTATTAAATGGATATATTAAGAAATATTGAAAAAAAAATATTAAATATCGCAAACAATAATACAAATGATATAAATAGTTTAAAAGCGGATATTAAGATATATCTTGATAATATTAATAATCAGCAAGATATTACTTTTCAAAAAAAAAACAAATATGAAGAACTTTATGAAAATAAAAGAAAATTGGCGCATATAAGTTATGAAAACTATTTATCTGTAAAAGCAGAATTAATGAGAGAAATAGAAAAAGATAAAACTAAAGGTGCTGTTCGTAAATATTTGGAACATAAATACGAAGCCGAAGATATACCTGATATCTATACATATGAAAATATATCATTGGATAATGTTAATAATGTTAATAATGATGTAGAACCTACTCTATTAAAACCTGTGCCTCCCAAAGAACCTAAAAAATATCCTAAAGATATTAAAGAACGCAAGGTAATAAAGGCTCCTAAACTTCCTACAGTACCCAAGAAAGTTCCTAAACCTGTACAATCTACCAAAGAACCATCCGCCCCCACCAATCCACCTATAGTACCTGCCGAACCCACCGAACCCATTGTTATACAACCCTCTGTTCCTAATGAAAATGTTATAGAACCTATGGTTCCTAAACCTCCTACAAAACCCAAAAAACTTCCTAAAATACTAAATGAACCCAAACTTCAACCAAGTGCTCCAAGTGCTCCAGGCGCACCGACTGCTACCGAACCTACAGAACCTACCGAACCTAAAGAAATTTCTATGGTTCCTCCAAAACCTCCTAATAAATTACCTAAACTTAATAAAGATACTAAAGAATGCCCGGAAGGTGAGGAAATTAATCCAAAAACAGGAAAATGTGTTAAAAAATGTAAAGAAGGTGAAATAAGAAATGCGATTACAGGAAGATGTAATAAAATTAAAGAATCTAAACACGCAAAAGCAGTAAAAGCAGCAAAAGAAGCGAATGTCGCTAAAGAGGCGTCAAAAACGTGAGAACATCGCGATAATCTATCGAGTACCTATCGAGTACCTATCGAGTACCTAGCGAAAACCTTAAGACGCAATATATAATGCGTCCCCCCAACCCTTATCTGTCATAATAGTAATAATTCTCCTAAAATTATAATGTCCTAAAAAATCATCTAGTTCTTTTACATTCGCACAACCTTTATACAATTCCATTTCATGTATTTTTATATATATTACTTTGACATATTTCAAATAATTAAGAGCGCCTTTTAGTCCGAGTAATTCCGCTCCTTGAATGGCGATATTCAAGAAATCATATTCAGATTTATTTATATTATATAAATTTAAAAAAGTATCTATTGTAATACTTTTGGATTTTACGCTATTTACATATGATATTGTCGGATAAACCTCGCAGTGTTTATACATATCTAAAATAGATGATGAAGATGTATCAGTCGCCTTATATAATATTATATCGCAATTATCTTTATCTGATATAATATAATTATATATATTCTTAATATTATTATTTTTAGAAATCTCCACCATATCATTATTTCCCTCTATCCATATTATATCATCATCTGACACCCCCAATTTATTATATATAGGCGCCTCTTCGCACTTATGAGCACCTATATGAAAACACTTCTTTATTTTTATATTATTAGTTATAAGCAAATAATCTAAATAATCCGGATTTAGCAACATTATAATTATAATATAATTATGTTGAATATAATTATATATAATATAATTATGTTGCGTAATTATATTCAATATCTAAATATAATATAATATTAGATTATCATAATAATATCAAATGAGCGTTAGTGGCGAAAATAATGATATAAATGACCCGGTAGTACAAGATGTTCTTAATGAATTTAGAGATGAATTATTAATATCTAAAAATAATAAAGATATGAACGTAAATTCGCAAAATACTATAAATGATAATATCAATTTGGGTCCCTTAAATTCTCCAAATAGCCCATCGTATCTACAACATCCTCCATTACCTCCTCATTTACAATATCCTCCTAATTCGCAATATCCCACACAACCATCTTCGCATCCTTCGCAAATATCATATCCTTCACATCCCTACACTCAACATCCATCGCACATTTCATATTCGCAAAATAAAAACGACTATATGTTATATATAGATATTGAATTAATAAAAAAAAATCTTATAATAGTGATAATAGTATTTCTAATTTATTTTAGCGGAATAATTAATAATATATACGATAAAATACCAGAATATTTACAAGAAAATATTTTATCATTAGATATATACATTAAAACAGCATCTTTATTTATAATACTCTATATCATATCATACACCGGGTACATATAATATTTAATAATTATAAGAATTATTAACAGTCTGAATAAGTTTTGGTTCTTTTGAAGAAGTCATGAAATATTTATATGCGAAATAAACACCTACAAAGAAAGTTAAAAATATAGAATATATAGTTGTTCCAAATATTATAGTATAACTAGAAGAATCATATATATTTTTATTCATTACAACAATAGAAATAATAATAACATTATATAAAATTACAATTAAAGCATAAATCGCTACAAAAAGATTTGTATTTGTATTGTATCCCCATAATAATGATAATACAATAATTATACTTACTATTGAATAACCGAATATTGTAAATACATCTTTTACTATATCATCGTTTTCATTTTGTGAAACAAACGCTTCTTTCATTTTTATATCTAATAATTATTAAGATTATTTATTACAATCTTTATAAAAATTTTTAACATCTATATTAGTTCTAAAAGAATCTTTATCTATATCTATTATTTTAATAGAACTCAACTTTCTAGCACGCGATAATGCGGTATATGATTGACCGCAAGTAAATATATTAGGGCCTAAATCTAATTCTAATGCGTCTATTGTCATTCCTTGAGATTTATGTATAGATAATGCGTAACAGATTCTAATAGGCATATGTATTATGTAGGAACTTTTAGAAGATATACTATTATTAAATGTGTCCGTAAAATACTTGATAGTATGAATATTTCCATTAATATCATTAATTACTACAAAATCATTTCCGAGATGTTTAACAATTCCTCGCGTACCATTAACAAGAGATTCTTCAACATTTATATTTCTTATAATAATAATCTGCGCATTTAATGTCAATTCTATAGTGAATTTGCCTACCTCCTTTTCTTTATCAGAACTTGATATCGCCGTATAAGTTTTAGATATATTTCCACACGCCTTCAATTTCTCTATTTCTATATTATTAATTTTATCAACATTAACATTTATAGGATATAATTTTGTAGGTATAATTCCATTTTCAAATTCTGTATCTTTTAATTTATTCAAAACCTTTATAATATTATCAGTACATCTGCCTTTCCTAACAATTTTTAAGATTTGCTGAAATAACAAATCTTCGTCATGTCTTATTAGTTTTTCCAATAATACAATTTTAATATTCATCTTATTCCATATATCCGCCAAGAAGCAGTATTTGCCTTTTACGGGCGCCAATTGACAAAAGTCTCCTACTAAAATTATCTGAATATTACCAAAATATACATCATTGGATTTTATAATACTTAATATAAGAGATATTTTTTCAAACAAGTCCTTATCAATCATCGAAATTTCATCAATGATTAATACTTCGAGATTTAAGATACTCTCGTGTTTTTTCTTATTCTTCAAAATATTATTTAATATTTCCTTAACAGTACCTGTTCCTAATCCAAGTCCTAAAAACGAATGTAATGTCTGACCTCCTATAATAACAGCAGCAGTTCCCGTAGATGCCGTAATCGCATATTTTTTATTCGCATTATTCAAATATTCTATAATATATTTGATTGTATAAGATTTTCCAGTTCCCGCAGAACCAGTTAATAATATATTGTTCCCCTCGCTAACACATTTTAACGCATATTTTTGCTCTTCATTTAAAAGATTCATTATAAAAATAAGATAATTTATATTAATATCATTTTTTATTATATGTCCATCCCATCCCATAATAAATCTTAATGCTATTACAGTATTACATTACAGTATTACATAATTTTATAATTTATCTAGTAGTTTTTTAATACCCTTATTCTTTTTATTATAATTCGATATAAATATATTATTCTTATTTTGTATCCTTTTAATAATATCGTTATGATATCTTTCTTCTATTGACGGCGAAAAGTTATAATACCATTTCTTCAAAATTTCTACGTCTATTATTTTATTTGGATTACAATTATATTCTTTATACATGTAAAGAATCGCTCTTGATATAATACCGCGCGAATCATTATTCGGCACGAATATTTTATCCTTATGATTCACATAATTATTACATTCTAGTTCTAGCCAGTTCTTATTTTTAATATCATAATCTTCGTGAAATTTATAATTCGACCTATTCGCATTTAATGTATTAATAGTTTTTATAATATTATGCATATCATTAGACTGTTTAATATTTAATAAACATTGCGGGTATATATGCTCCGCAGAAACAAATTGTTTGTTGTAATTACAATTCGCTACAGTATTCGCTAAACTCTTTTTCAAATATTTATTAGTATATATCATTGGCATTTTCGGATCATTTAATATTGTATCTTTAATAATATTTGAGTACTGCATTTTTGTGAACGTTCTAACATAACTCATTTGAAACAATAATAGCAGGATTATTAATAACATAAACTTCTTACTATTAAGAGAGATTATCAATTTTTTCTACATTAGGATATAGTATTTTAAAAAATATATACATATTATTATGTATATCATAATTGGCATCTGGTTTAAATAATTTGAGAAGATTTTTAGATTCAAAATCTCCGTGTATCCAATAATGAATCATTATAGGATTTATAGTATATTTACCAGTTCTAACCGCGCGCCAATCTTTGTTTGCCGAAGGAATATTTTCTAATTTCAAATCATTTATAGGATATATCAATTCCCTGTCTTCTATTATAAATATATCATTGTCTTTCTTATCTTTATCATAATTATTTATATTTGTCAATATATAAAATCCCCCAAATATATCAAATTTAGAGAATAAATCATAACCATGTCTATTTATATATTCTGGTATATTGCGCAAAAGTTTATGTAAAAAATTGTTGTTTTTATTTGCCGCAAAAAATGCATTACATATATATCTATCACTGTTATATATTAATTTTGTTTGTTCCGCAGGTTCATAACTAATATAAAACGTATCTCTAGTCATATCTAGGAGTTCCGAGAAATCTCGTAAAACTAATACATCTAAATCTATATATATACCACCGTAGTGATATATTATCAGAATCCTCGCGATATCCCCCCGCTGTACGCCAGTGCGTGCTGAATTATATATTTTATAAAAATCAGGATATTCGTCATTTATTAATTTTAATATCATCTTATCAGTCCATAAAATGATTTCGTACCCTAGAGATTTTAATAGTTTCGCATTTTCATCGCGTATATAATTAATTATTCGCGGCACAGGGTCATCGCTCCAAGTTTGATGTATTATTTTAGGTATCATATTATAATTAATAATATTACCCTTATTCTTTATATAATACCATGAAACCGCGATTTAGATAGATTCATCATAGTATTATCTAAAATATAATCCCATACGACTATACCATTTATTAACTTAATATTAGAAAATTCAAAAGATGGTATATAAATAGACATAAAATTATAGTTTCCGAAAATATTTAGCGTCCACATAAACTTAAATATTATAGTATATAAATACATATTTTTAGTGTCGTCATAAGATTTATAATGTATAATAGTATCCCTATAAAAATACACGGGAAGCACGTGAAATACTATATTACATATCATATATTCAGTTTGTAATAATTTTTTATCAGAAACACATTTTATAATTTTATTAAGAATAAATGGCTTGCTACTATCTACAATTTGAAATAATATTCTGCTATCATATAACATAAAACTATGAAATATTATAAATATATTTAAAGAATTATTGGCGATAAATTTGGTTATTAATAGATTATTAATACCAAAATAGTTAATTAATAAGTAATTTAAAAATATCAAATATATATTCCAATTTGTATATTGATTTATTTTTCTCCGCAATATATCAATATTGATATTATCATTATAATACTTACTAATCATCATAAATATAAATATTATATATAAGAATACTTCAAACTGATTACTATCTTTATTATATACCACCAATTGATTCATTATATTATAATATAGATATTATATATTTATCTTATATATTATCTATATCTCGAATCTCGAATCCTTCGCCTGACCTTAATTTATTCTAATGGCGAGGATGTTATTGTCATACCGCAATATTCTACATTTTTAACTTTAAAATCCTGTTTTACATAAATGCCTATATTTATAGATTCTTCCAATATCCATTTAAAATTGTCCCAAAATTCTTCAGTGTGTCCTATGCTTTCTGTGGATAAATGAGCAAATTCGTGTAATACAACAAAAAACATAGTATTTATATCAACTAATTTATCATTATTGCGAAGACATAAAACAATCTGTTCGCCCTTATTTACAGAATAACTCGTATATCCTGGCGTATCAATGCCCTCTTTTAATCTGTCTGGTCTAAAGTTCTTTTTTAGTAATCTTACGCGATTATCATTTATACCAAATGATTTTTCCAAATGTTCCATTAATGTTATTAATCTTTCCCTTATTTTAGCGATTAAATTCGCTGCTTCTTGCGCATCTTCCTTAATTTGTACAACATATTCCTTATTATCTATCTTACTTTTAACTGTTATTAATCCATAATTAGCATAATAATTATAAATATAATAAATTCCTATTAATGTCACAATTATAATAATTAATCCATCTATATTTATTTCCATTCTTCTATTACTTATTATAAATTAAAAATTGATTACCTATAATTTATATTTAAATAATTGATATTATCTAGTTATAATGGATAAACCAAGAAAAGATTACGAACCTCTAGACAATAAACCCATTGAATTTCAAATTACAGATATCTATATTCCCGAAAATGACAGAAATAAGGAAAAAGATTTCGACGAAATATATTCAATGATACTTTATGGTATTTGTAATAATGGCGCTACTATATCAACTACCGTTAATTGCTTTAAACCATTCTTCTATATCAAACCTCCTGAAAGTTGGGAAAGTTATAGCGACAATCTTTTTGAGGCGAATGTATCAAAACTTAAAAATACTATGCTAAATGATAAATATACGGCACAGTTCAAAGGGAACAAATACGATAAAAAAATCATTCCTCATAATATGTTGTCTCATTTCTCTAATATTTCGGTAGTAGAACGAAAAGACTTTTGGGGATTTACTAATAATAAACTATTTCGGTTTATTAAAGTATCTGTAAAATCATTGAAATTATATAATAATCTCAAATATTATTTTAAATCTCTAGAAAAGCAAGGATTTAAAGCGTATGAAAGCAATATTGACCCGTTTCTCAAATATATCCACATTCAAAATATTAAACCATGTGGATGGGTTAGAATTGAAAAATATAATATCGCCGAAGATTCGGGGAGATGTAATTATAATATTAGTGTTGATGGTAAGAACGTAATTCCACTAGATATTAATAAAATTGCTCCTATTCTGATTACCTCTTTTGATATTGAATGTACTAGTAGTCATGGTGATTTTCCCGTGGCGATAAAGAATTATAGTAAGGTCGCGCAAGATTTGGCATTAGTCGCAAAAGCAGGTTATGAATATACTAGCGATTTTATAATATACTGGTTGAAAAATATTTATAAAAAGGATATCGTAATAGATGAGGCGACTGATTTAAAAATTAATCGCGTATATACAAAGAAAAAAATAAGTAGTAATTATATTGATAATATTCCGACGCTTTTGAAAGATAAAATGAATGATATAATATCTATTTTGGATAAAATATCGGCATCTGTTAAATCTTCTGGCGGCGACGAAGAAAATACCGAAGAAGCAGAAGATGAAAATGAGGGTAATATGACTATCGCCCAATTGAATGAAGAAGAAACGAAGTTGGCTAAAATTTTAGATAATTTATTGGTACCTTTGGAGGGAGATAAGATTATTCAAATAGGTACGACGGTCCATATTTACGGTTCAGAAAAAATAGTATATAAAAATATTATCACATTGGATACATGCGATTTAATTGAAGATTGCGATGTTATCTCGTGTAATACTGAAAAAGAGTTGTTGATAAAATGGAAGGAATTGATGAATGAATTAAATTCGGATATTGTTACTGGTTATAATATATTTGGTTTTGATATGCCCTATATTTGGGATAGAGCGAAAGAACTGGGTATTTTAGAAGATTATAGTATAGGTTGGGGAAGATTAATAACTCGCAAAACATCTCTTGTTGAGCAAAAATTATCTTCATCCGCCCTCGGAGACAATATCCTTAAATATATTGATATGGACGGCGTTGTATTAATTGACCTGCTTAAAGTTATGCAACGAGAACAAAAGTTGGACAGTTATAAATTGGATAATGTTGCGTCAATATTTTTGGGTGATAATAAGAATGATTTAAAACCTCAAGAAATATTCAATAAATTTAAGGGCGATTCTAAAGATAGATGTGAAATTGCCAAATATTGTATTCAAGATTGCTGTTTAGTTAATCGTCTTATTCATAAATTAAAAATTATAGAGAATAATATTGGTATGGGAAATGTTTGTTTAGTACCTCTTAATTTCCTATTTCGTAGGGGGCAAGGTATCAAAATCTTCTCTCTAATCGCAAAACAATGTATGGAAAAAAATACACTAATTCCTACTATTAAATCTTATGATAACGATGTTATAGATATTGAAGATGGATATGAAGGTGCTGTAGTATTGGACCCGAAAGAAGCGATATATTTAAATGACCCTATTGTAGTATTTGATTACGGTTCTTTATACCCATCATCTATGATTTCTAATAATTTATCTCACGATTGTTATTTGATGGACGAAAAATATAGGGTATCTGATCCTAATATTGAATATAAAAATATATATTATGATATATATGAAGGTAAAGGAGATAAGAAGAAAAAAGTTGGAGAGAAAGAATGTACATTTGTACAATATAAAGACGGTCGCAAAGGTATCATCGCCGATATTTTAGACATGCTTTTAATTGAAAGAAAAAATACGAGGAAAAAAATAGAATACAAGACAGTAAAAGATGACAAAAATACTTATACCGGATTTTGTAGTGATAAAGGAGATATCTATAATATATTTAATATAGATACTGGGGAAAATTATAACATTCCGAAAGATTCTGTTGTATCTATCGAAGATACTTACAATAGTTTTGAACAGGATGTATTGGATTCTCGACAGATTGCTTATAAAATCACAGCGAACTCTCTTTATGGCCAAATTGGCGCAAGGACATCATCTATATATTTGAAAGAAATAGCGGCATGTACTACTGCTACAGGAAGAGAAATGATTATGTTGGCAAAGAAATTTGTCGAGGATAATTATGGTGCCGATGTAATATATGGTGATACAGATTCGATATTCTGTAAATTTCCGTTGAAAGACGAGGAAGGAAATATAGTATTAGGAAAAGACGCTCTGCCTTACGCTATTAAAATGGGAAAAATAGTAGAGAAAGAGATTGCTAAAATAATGCCTAAACCGCAAAAACTGAATTATGAAAAATCACTATATCCATTCATATTATTAAGTAAAAAGAGATATGTTGGTAATTTATATGAAACGGATGTTAATAGTTATAAGCAAAAATCTATGGGAATTGTGTTGAAACGGCGCGACAATGCTCATATTGTTAAAAAAGTATATGGAGGAGTTATAGATATCATATTAAAAAAACAAGATTTGGCGGCATCTATCGAGTTTCTTAATGAAGAATTGAAAGACCTAGTAGAGGGCAAAACATCTATACAAGAATTAGTTATTACAAAAAGTATTAAGGCATCTTATAAAGATCCTTCAAAAATAGCCCATAAGGTTTTGGCGGATAGAATTGGGGCACGTGATCCCGGAAATCGCCCTTGTGTAAATGAACGTATCCCGTTTGTATATATTAAAACGAATAATCCAAATTCACTTCAAGGCGATAGAATAGAAAATCCAGAATATATTGTGGAAAATAATTTGACACCTGATTATCTCCATTATATAACTAATCAAATAATGAAACCTATTATACAATTATATGCTCTATGTATTGATCAACTGCCGGGTTATGATAAAGATGATGAATATTGGCAGAATGTTGATAGAGATTTATTATCTAAACCGATGTATCAAGATAATATTCGCAGAAAAAATCGATTAGATAATCTAAAATTATTGGCAGTTAAAGAATTATTATTTGATAAATATATTAATGTCTTAAGCGAACCTAAAGTTAGAAAAGTTTCCAAAGCGTCGCGTGCTTCTATAGCGACTACTAATGCGAATCCTAGTTATGCTATTGATAACGCTAATAACGCTAATAACGCAGAAGGTCGCGAGGAGATAATTAGTACGGAGAAGGAGAAATTGAAGAAATCTGATAAAAGTATTGAGGAAGGGACATTTAAAGCAGATATTAAAATTACTAAAAATATAAAAACGGGGGTTATTATAGCGGAGGCATATATTAGCGATGGAACATATAAATTATGGAAATACCAAAAAAATAATTGTAAGGATAAGAATAAGGAGATTATAAATATTATAAGCAAAATTATAAACTATGACAAAAATAAAAAATACGCAATTACTGTTAATAATAAGAAATTTATAACAGAATATAATACTGCCGTTGTATATTATAAGGAAAAGGAAAAATCCAAAGAAACTAACATATTGGATGATATATTCAATAATCAAAATATAGGAGAGTTAAAAATTATTAATAATATTAGAATATTTAGAGATATTATAGCGGAATACAAGCAGTTTTCATTTGTCTCCAAATAAATACTTGATTATTACGGCAGCCTTTTCTTTGCCTACCCCATCTATTTTACATAATTCCTTATTTTTATTTTCATTATCTATTAATTGCGTGATTAGATAAGGCATTGAAGGATATATCTTTGCGATATTCTTCGCTATAATATTTGAAATGTGAGGTATTTGTGATAACTGCATTATATAACAAGTGTCGACGTCGATATTATCTATCTTCTTTTTTTTCAGTTTAACATAATCTGTGTAGCAGATATCCGCAGAATTTTCATTAGTTTTTGTAGAAATGAACTTTTTGGGATTTTCTATTATTTTTACCGCTATTGATAATAATAATGTTGCTGTTTCGCAAATCTTTTTAGTAAAAAGAACTCTGATATTATCGCGAAACATTGTATTTATATAGGCGCCTTGAATTATTGATTTATTTGAATAAATTTTAGATGATATAACATCGTCTTCTTCTATAATATAGGACAGTTGATATTTATCATATATAGATAACATACGCGCTTTCTGTTCCCTATATCTGCCGTCGTGTATAGATGAAACCAAATCTCTAACTGTTTTTCTTTCGAAAATATATAAAATTTCATTATATTTAATATGAATATCACCAATATCTAAAGATTCTTTGATAATTTCTATTTTATCTTTGTAAATATCTAAATCTCTATCAAATATATCATTATACAATAGGTCTTCGCGCACATCAATTATAATATATAATTTTTTATCCATATATGATGATATATATTTATATATTTATATATTATAGATGGATAATTCTATAGATAAACTAATAACAAATGATGAATTATTAACATACATTTGTTTGATAGTAGGTATAGCGAATATAATATACTTTTTTAGAATTTTGCGAAAAGATGTGGTTCAATATATATATTTATTTCTAGTATTTGAATTTTTATTCTTAATATTCATAATATATTTTTTCATTAAAAAAAAGGATATTTATAAAACGGACAATGTTATAGAATATAATTGGTATTTTTATTTGCGAGTTATTATTATAATATATTCTTTCGTATGCTTTATCCTATATATTATATTTGTATTATCTAAATCGGCATCCAATGATATAAATACGTGCAATGTAAGAAGTACTGGAGGTACTGGAGGTACAAATAGTGGTTCGCGGATTACAGTTTCAAAACGAATTTCTAATTTTTTTAGTTCATCTATAGCGGCACCTGTAGCAAAATTATATAAAAGAGTTTTACATAAAAATAAATATTTAGAATCCGAATTAGAAAATTTGAATAATGAATTAGATAAAATTAATAATTTAATTAAAACGAGTAATGATAATGAAAAGAGAAGAAACTATAATATAAGAAAATTGGCTCTTCTTGGTAAAATAAACACGAGAGATTATAGTAAATTACTAGCATTCAGAAAAAAATATAGACTGCTTTTAACTAATAATAATTTATTTAATAATATGCCGATTGCTAAACGTAATTATTTAACAGATAAACATAACTATTTTATAGAAAAAAATGAAGAAAGCATAACAAAACTTAAAAATTTCGAAGAAGAAGTTAATGAATTTAATAAAAATTATCAGCGACAAAACACCGACTATTTGGTAATACAAAAAGATAAAATAATACAAAAGATAAATAAGATTAATGACCAATTAAAAAAATTTAAATTTGCCGAAAATGAGAAAAACATGAAAAGAGCGTCCAACAAAATACAACCTTCATCATCTGCCATATCTGGGTTAAATAAATCTCAACCCGTTGTATCTCCAAGGTCTTCGCGGTCTCCAGAGTCGCCGAGGTCTCCTGTATCTCCACAGTCGCCACAGTCGCCGATAAATCAAGAAGTTTTATCAGATGAAGAATTGAGAAAAATTGAAAATACAAATAAAAAAATATATGCGCATTTGACAAGATTTAGTTCAAAATTGCCAGAAGTAAATGAACAAGAATTAGATGAATTAAGTAAATAAATAATATATAATACATAATTATATAAAAAGTGATAACGATATATTATTTAAGTCTAATAATATATCTTTAAAGATTACTTGCGTACGTGATGGATTTTCTAACTAAAGAAGAAATTATTATTATTACAGAAGAATTCGCAAAGGATTATATGAAACGATATGATGATTCTCATAGTATTGAGCACGCTATAAGAGTTAAAAATATGGCGACAAGGTTAGCGATTGCGGAAAATCTTGATGACGACCAAATATTTATAATTCAGTTGGCGGCACTAACACACGATGTTAATGATAGTAAATATAATAATAATAGCGAAGATACGCAAGAAAATATATTAAGAGGTTTCTTTAGTAATTTAATAAATGATAAAATGTTATTGGAAAATATTATAAATACGGCGTGTAATGTAAGTTTATCTATAGAATTGGCGAATGAAAATCGTATTAAATCGATTGAACTAGATTGTGTTCGCGACGCGGACCGCATAGATTCTCTCGGAGCAATTGGAATATCAAGATATTTCACATATGGAATTGTTAGGAGACAAAGTGATATATCTAGTATAATAGAAAACATAGAAAATCGTACAAATATTTTGATGAATAATATAAGTACTGACATGGGTAAAAAAATAAGTAGTGAAAAATATAAGATAATTAGAATGTTCATAGAAGATTATCGAGATACTATGAATTATACTATGCTTTATCAAGAGATTTCATAGTTCTATTCACAAACTTTGTAATAATGCTATTTAGGATTAATTTAGCATCATCGCATTTTATCTCTTTATTAATTTTATCAATTAAATATTCGCTTTCGCGCTTTATATTCAATTTCTTAATATATTTTTTCCTATTATTTTTAGTAATAATATAACTTTTTAGCAGATTTATCGCTTCCTTTTTTTCAACATTTATAGTTATGACATAATTATTACATAATATATTATATACCAACATGCTAACATTTATACTATCCAATATTTTATAATGCTTTTTATAATTATTAATAGCATTATCAAATCCATAATCAATTATTATACTATTCATATCAGACGCATTCATTAATTTAATCTCTTGATTTACATAAATAGATATAATGTTTTTCAACTTAAAATAATCTACATTTGTCGAATCATTATTTAAAGTCATTTTAGCAATAACATTCATAGTCGTATTATATAATCTTTTATGATTAGACAAACTAACCTTAAGAATATTTTCGGTATTTGCTTCAATTGAATACATTACTTGTACTTATTATTAACTAGACAAATAAACGACAATCAATTTTTATATTATCCTGTGTATATAATATCCGACGTATTATATCATACGCAGTTATCATAATCAGTTGTAAAAGTATTAACATATGTTGAAAAAGGGCCTTTTTCGCATTCACCTAATGATTTGAAATTTTCTCTCATCTTACTAATAGGACAGTCTTCTTTTATTTTTTTACTTGTTTTCGCTTTAGATTGATAATTAAAAAGATCAAAAGAATTTAATTGACTTTGTAAAGTATCGCTAGCACCATATTGAAATTCCCAATCACCTTTATTATATCCAGGTTTTTTATAAATACAACTTTTTTTTCCAATAGACATTCCTGATAATATATTATTTTCCATTCGTTTTATATTATCTAGATTATCATTATAATAATAATGACTATTACATAATTCCATATTAATATTTGCGTCAAATAAAAATCGTTGATTATCTGTATAATTTTTTGATAATAAATACATATTATCGCAAGATATTTGCGAACTCAATTCTTTCATATTATATTCTTTGTTATTCGTCCCAGATACTTCAGATACTTCGTAATAATTATTCATAATTCTATTTATATTAAGATAGATAAAATAATAATATATATAAATAGAGGATTTGAATTAGATGTTCTACAATTTAAACATAGAGAATAAGAAGGATATCAATAAAAATATTTTAACGCATGATAATGTTGTTATATTATACTATTCTGACATGTGTGGTTATTGTATTCAATTAAAACCTATATGGAATAAATTATGTAATAGTATTAAAAATAATAACAGCGTAATAATAGTAAATGTCGAATATAATAACTTTAAATATCTTCGCGCAAAATATAAGAAAAATATTATGGGGTTTCCTACAATAATTAAATATAGCAGAGGTAAAAAGCATAGTGAATATAGCGGACGTAGAGAATTAAAGGATATGAAAAAATTCGTTAAAATGAATAAACAAAAGGTATAAAAATAATTTAAGGATAATCGGCGAATATAATATATAATGGAAAATTTAAATATTGTAGATGATATAATTAATAATAAGAATAACGAACCTACACCAGAAGAATTAGAAACTTTCAAAAATCTAGTAAATGACTGGTTTAAATATGATGACCAAATTAGAAAACTAAATATCGCTATGAAAGAACGTAAAAATTATCAGCGCGTACTAAATAATAAGATTGAGGAGTTTATGTTTAATTATAAATACAATGATCTAAATACACAACACGGACGTATTAAAACAAATGTTAAAGAATGTAAGGTGCCTATCAAAATGAATGATATTAAAACAAAAATAATTAAATATAATGATTTATCGGGCGAAGAATTGCTAAAAAAAATATTTGAAGATGAACGCGAAACATTTGTAAGAAAAAATATTAAAAGAATTATCCCGAAAGTATCACTTACGCTATAAGAATATTATGATTTATAAAAAGCATTTGCATTTATTATGAATAGTTCCATTAAGTATATCATAATCGCAAGATGTTGAATAATACACATTTTTAATATTGTATTTCATAATAGTGCTCTCACAATCTAAACAAGGGCGCGAATATTTTAGAGGATTATCTAAACTACTTGGACCTATTCTAACTACATAAATATCGCATTCATTAAGAAGACCCTTGAACTTCTTGTTTATTTTTGATATCGCTGCTTTTTCAGCGTGCATGCTATTGCCATTTATATAAAAATTATATCCAGAAGATATTACAATATCTTTATGTACTATTACTGCTCCGTGTTTGTGTGTATAAACTGGAGATTTTGAGGCAATTTTTGCGGCAATATTCAAATAATATCTTTGTTTTTCATTAGACATTTTAATTATATTATCATCCCCTATTTTATATCTTGGTATTCTCTTATTAATATTATTTATATTCCCTCCAGTTATACCAGTTATATTCGTGACACTCTGTGCATTTCTATCATCGGTCATTTTACAAATTGTTTAAAAGTATATTATATACTATGTTATATCTGTTATATATATTATAAATTTTATATATACTAATGTCAATTTTTATTATATTTGCTACGCAGAATGATGTCTAATTAGTAATAACGAGGTTTTCATTTTCATTTAATTCGTGTTCATAGCATAGATTATGAACTTTTAATGGCGTAATTCTACCAACGCGCTGTGCTCTTCCTATCGCCTGTTGTTTATCGGCATCCATTGAGTGTAATATGATTACATCTGTCGCAACGCTAATATCAATACCAGAACCGGCATATTGTGTTGTTAATAAAATAACGCTTGTATTTCCGTATTTAAAATTATTTAGAATATTCATCATTTGGTTTGTATTGCCTTTTAGGCATGCGTGAGTAATATTATTAGTTGTTAATATTTCTGTTATTTTGGAGAATGCAGCATCTACGCGACTGAATACTATGAATTTGCCAGTTTTGTTATTTAATATCAATTCAATCAAGGTATCCTCTTTGCTTAATATACCTTTTCCAATACAATCTTTATTAGATAATTTTACAGGTTCTTCCTTTTTTTCTGGAACAATCGCTGTCAAATTGTCGGTACTTGTTATTTCTTTGCGACAATTAGGGCACCTCTTGATATTATCGCCACACATACTTTTATTATTTAATAGACTAATTATACAACTTCCGCAAAATATGTGCGTACAATCTAAAATTATAGGATGCGTGATATTATCTAAACAAATCGCGCAAGTTTTATTTTCAATTTCAGATATTCTTTCGGTAAGATCTTTGAGTTTTTCGTTTAAATTAATAAGTTCTTGCTCAATCGCCTTCAATTTATTTGCTTTTAGTTCGTCAGGAATATCTAGAAGATTAATATAATCTTTTTCTTTATATTTGTTCTGTATCGCCTTATTCATATCCGCACATATTAGATTCGCAATACCAGTTTCTGTCTCATTTTTACCACCCAGTTCTTTAATAGCGCCAGATATATCATTCGCATTGATTTTTTCGAGTACTGTTTGATTAATATAATTTTTAATTACTTTCAAATATTTAGACATTTTACATAAATAAAATTTCTCACAAATAGGAGGCACATTAAAACTTTCTTTAACAAATTCTTTATTACATTTAACTAACATAAAGTTTAAATAATCTTCTTTTATAAACTCCTTAATATTATGATGTAGAGAATTTGACGAAGAATAGAGACGGTCGCATATATTTAAATATGTTCCGCTAATCAACCATAGATATGTATATGAAAGTGTTTCTATTTTATTAATAATATCATGACATTCGTCAATAATAACACGTTTCCAATTATAAATATAAGAACTATGTCGTAGATCTTTGTATAATGATAAATAGTAAGGGTCATAATATTTAAATAATACAGATAATGTAGTATTTTTAATAAGTACGACGTCATATTGATTGAAATACTTTATAATTTCTTTAAAATCGCTATTCGCTTCATATTTTGGCATATGTTTGTTAATAAAATTTAGATTTTCAATCGCTAGATATTTTAAATTAGTGCTTTCGCGCAAAGTTCTTTCCCATTGAACATATACAGGGCCGCGAGGAACTATAATCAATGTGGAATTAATTATGTTATTTAAACTCTCTATATTTTTATTTTTAGCACTTAACTTAAAATAATTATATGCTTTCGTGCTATGATGACTAATTATTTTTTCGTTATTAATTAAAATATTATCTACATTATTATGAGCAACAATTGATAATGCCGTTAATGTTTTACCGTATCCTACAATATCTCCCAATATCCCAATATTAGATTCTATTTCTTCGCCACTCGCATATCTAATTTTTCTATGATTTTCCATCATAATCGCTTTATGTAAGCACGCCAATTGATGAGGTTTCAACTGTTTTTTAATTTTAGATGGTTGCGTGCATCTACGAGAACTAGAATCTAATTCGATATTATAAATTATATCTTTATAATTATAATTATCATTATCGTTAGACATTTATACGTATACTATATTATAATATACAAATATATTTTATATACATTTATAAACGTCAGTAAAATGATATAAGAAATAATTTTAAATAATAAAATATGATGATGAACGAAGAAATAACTCCTATTGCTGAAACCCCTATAACAAATACTGATACCGCAGTAGAAACAGGTACTGTTCCTGCTGTTCCTGAACCTGTAGCCACCCCGGTTCTCGGTGCCTCCCCAGAACCTGTATCTGTTGTTCCTGGCGTTCCTGAACCCGGTGCCGCTCCGGTTCCTGGTGCTCCTGAACCTGGTGCCGCTCCGGTTCCTGGTGTTCCTGAACCTGGTGCCGCTCCGGTTCCTGGTGTTCCTGAACCTGGTGCCACTCCGGTTCCTGGTGCTCCTGAACCTGGTGCCGCTCCGGTTCCTGGTGCTAGCGAAGTTAATTTAAAACGTATTATATTCGCATTGCCCGGTGATAATTTTAGTTCAAAATTTTTAATTTCATGGACTTCTACTATTAGCAAAGTTATGGATATGCGCAAATATGATATATTAATTTCTCCTGCTACGGGTTCATTTGTTTCATTTGTTAGAATGAAGACATTGGGACTTGATACGCTGCGCGGCGATAACCAAAAACCATTTGATAATCAAGATTTTGACGTATGGATAACAATTGATAGCGATATTATATTTACGCCCGAACAAGTTATCGATTTAATAGATTCTACCGAACATCATCCTGTTGTTGCGGGTATGTATAGAATGTCTGATTTAGTAAATTATGCTTTTGTTAAAGACTGGGATATAAATTATTTCAAAGAAAATGGTACATTTAAGTTTAGTACTCCCGAAGAAATAGAAGTATGGAAAAAAGAGACTTCTTTTAAATATTATCCAGTTGCTTATACTGGCATGGGATTCATGGCTGTTAAAAAAGAAGTTTTTGATAAAATGAAATATCCTTATTTTGATTCTGAATTACATATAATTGAAACAGATGATGGCAAAACAATTCGCGATATATCTAGCGAAGATGTAGCATTTTCTAAAAATATAATTAAAGCAGGATATCAAATAATGATTAATACTGATATTCGTGTTGGACACTTGAAAAGTTTGGTTATTTAAAATATTGTTTGTAAAATATAGAATATAATGAGTATTGTTTTTTCATTAATAGAAAATGCTAATGGATATTATCCGCTTTTATTTTTAATAATATATATACTATATTATTTAATATCTAACTCATTCATGTTTATAATATTAATATTAATTGGAATATTAATAGGTTTCTATATTATATACAGTTTTAGAGATAATATATTATATTATCAGTCATATTTATAATTTTATTTTTTTGAAAATATTACTAAATATATTATTAAGATTTATATCATCCTTATTTAATTTATTATTGTTGCGTTTACTACCGGCGCCTCTCCCACCTCCTCCCCTACCTCGGCCTCCTCTTACGCCTCTAGTGCCTCTTACGCCTCTTACACCACCCTTTTTTAATTCATCATTTAATTTATCTTTATCACCTGTTTCATCATCTGTATTTTTACTTTCAGGTGCTTCTTTGGCGCTTTCAGGTGCTTCTTTGGCGCTTTCAGGTGCTTCTTTTGCGCTTTCAGGTGCTTCTTTGGCGCTTTCAGGTGCTTCTTTGGCGCTTTCAGGTGCTTCTTTGGCGCTTTCAGGTGCTTCTTTGGCGCTTTCAGGTGCTTCTTTTGCGCTTTCAGGTGCTTCTT